CATTGTGATACATACAATTTGCTTCAATCGCAGAGTTGACATCGTACCAATCAGGAACCTTAACACCCAACATTGATGCTTTTGACACGGATCGCTCGATGTTACCTAGCATTAAGCAGTATGACAGCGCTCGCATTTTCAACTTCTCTGCACGCTCATTACTAGTAAATGCATAGTTGCATACAGAAAATCTGTGGCGCATTCGCTTAAAGTTAGGACAAAATGCCAACTTATTGCCCACATTGTGACAAATTAACCACGTAAATTCCGCAACATGTCGTCTCTGTGTCACTTTGCTAGTAATGTTGTAGATCTCTTTGGTTGTTGTTCCATGACCTTTTACATCCAACATTTCAGTGGAATTTATCACATTGTCATCACCTATGATGTACATTATTTTTATTTTTCCTTTATTTTTCATATAAAACCGATTATGAACAATTAAGTTAGTTATAGCATTGCCAACTGATGTAGTCGGTTGCCCCGTCAACCTCATAGCGTCCCAAACACCGGATATGCCTTTTCCCTTCCACTTCCATTTCATGTGCATCCATTTATACATCTCTAATGTAGCTACATCAACACCCAAGTCATGATAAATCAACATTTCTGTGTCTATGATAAGGTGTGTGGTTGCAGCATCTTGCTTGGACAAATCATCTTCAACAAACCAATCACCCGTTTCTACTGTGTCAGCATGAGCTTTCATGTGCAGTGGTGACATACCATCCACATACACAATTTTTCTTACTAAAATTTCTTTCAGGCGCACTTTAGCTTTCTTAAACATTGGACTAAACAGTGCTGAAATGCAATATGCTGATGCCAAAATAGATCGTGTGGTTACGTCCGTGAACCAGCGTGAAACTTTTGGCAATCTAGTGGTTTGTTCAACTTTTCCATGAACTTTAATAGCATTAATTGGATTCATTTCATAACCATCAATTAACAATTTTTCAAGTGACTCTAATACCATTTTGGGGTGGTTGTGGTCCTTGGCCCACTTGATTGATTCACTAATGTCAATACGTATTGTGTCTTGCTCCCATTTTCTCATTAGAATG